AGTTTGGTCCTGAGTATTTATCAGTCAATAAAGTATAAGCTGTAACTTTAGTTTTTGTTTTACAGAAAATACCTTTTGGAAATAAAATACCATCTTCAGGAAATGAAAAGTTAACTACATCTCCACTTGGGACATCGCCAATGAATAAAGTGGCTCCTGTATTTGAAGTAGTAGATAACTCTAATAAACCTGCTCCTGTTCCATCTGATGCAATAATAATTCCTCTCAATCTTATAGGTTGAGCAATTATTGCAGTAGCTCCTGCAGCAGCATCGGATCTAGTAGCTTGTATATCACTTTTATAACTCATTTTAACTCCTTAGTTAGGAGCTCCCGAAGGAGCTCCATAAATTATTTATTAAGATACAACTGCGCCACTGTTAGAAACAATAACCCAACCAATTGTACTAGCCCAAACTAAACACACTGTGTCATTCACATCAGCAAAAGCCATGCTAGTTCCGTTAGCAAAAGTAGTTGGAGTAACTGTTGCAGTTCCACCGCCGTCAACAACCATAGTAATGATTTTCATTTGACCGACAGTTGTACCATTTGCTAAAGTTACTGCAGCAGCACCTGCGGCTGTAGTTAATTCTGTTACTAAATTAGTTACATCAGCAGCACCCGCACCAGATAAAGCTTGTACTCCACCTGTGATAGTTTTTCCGTAAGATGCATTTGTTGTAATAGCACCTGTTGTTGTATTTTTTGTAATTGATTCAAAACCATTTTCCGATCGGACTGGTCCTGAGAAAGTAGTATTTGCCATAAGTATATTCTCCTAGTTTGTATGATACAGTCTCTAGGCCGTCGACTATACGCGTCTGTATCAAATTTGTTTTTGTATAGTTTTGGTATCTTACATAAAAAAAGGGGCGAAGTAAACTCCGCCCCTTAATTGGTGAGGTGTAATTAAATATTACGCAGCACCTGGAGAACCGAAGATTCCTCTAGGGTCAGAGAAGCCGAAGCTGTATCTTTCTCTAGCTTTAAATCTCATGTTTCCAGTGTCAAAATCACCTTCCATTGCAGTTCTTAATGGAGCTCTCACGAAATGTTTAAGACCATTAGGTGCATCAGTCATGATGAAGAACGCATCAGTGTCAGTCAAGAAATGGTTGACTCTGTATCCTTCAGGAATCATGCCCATATTCTTCATTGCATTGATATCGTTATCAGCAGTACCAACTCTTAAAGGTGACTTTAAGATTCTCTCAGCAGTAAATTGTAATTCTTTTGGAATAATCAATTTTCTACCTTGAGTAGCGATTTTTAGTCCTCTTTCATCAACGAAAGCCGCAATATCAATTAACGACTGTTCTAATGATGTTTCAGATAAGTCCGCAGGTGTTGCTAACTCGTTTCTAAATGTTCCACCGCTTACTAATGGGTGATCCGTAGCTAATAAAGCTTTACCGTCTCCTCCATTTGCAACGTCAAAACCATTGTTCAAAACCGCAGCAGCTTTCACTTGTTTAGTGTTAGCCATTGATCTTGCCAATGCTTTAGTGTAACGAGCAGCTAATCTGTCATACAGGTTATCTTCGATAGCTTCTTCAGTAACTGCAAATGCTAATGCAATAGTTTCATGCGTATATCTCGCAGTGAAAGCTTCTTTTGCATCGTCAAAAGTTACCGCAGCACCTTCGTTTTTAGTTGGTGCGCCACCGAAACCTGATAACATAACTTCTTCTTCAAACGCTCTGTCTGAAGATTCAGTCATAAAGATTTCTGCGTGTTCGTTTTCGTATCTGTCATACTCCAGGCCGAATAAAGCATTCAAACCCGGCTCTAGTTCTTTAACTAGTTGTGCTCTTGAAATAGCCATAGTTATACTCCTTTATTCTATACCGTTAGTCCAACAACTCCACCTTTGTATTGGTGAGCGTTGATTCGGACAAGTACGTTTACGTTTGATGTTGTTTGATCACTGTTGTCAGGGTCTTGAGAGATGTCAATAGCCTGTAATACAAAAGTAGACGAAGAGTCTCCAGTTGATACATCTAAAACTTCTCTAGATTGTCCTGATGCAGTGTCGCCAGCTGTCGCAACGACTGAATAGTTTGCGAAAAGATTAGCATTTGGAAAAGATTCATCTGCTTTTATTTCGTAAACAACATTCGGATCGTCGATTACGTTAGCGATAATGTCATTAGCACTAACGGTACCTGGATAATAGTTTTTCCAAGTAGGCTTTTGAGTTGTCGGATCTGTATAGAATACTCCGTTAAAAACTCCAACAACAGGGTTCGTACCAGCAGCAGCTCTAACGATAGTTCCGTTAGTAGAAGCAGCTACAAGGTCTCCTTGGAATATTGCAGTGTTATAGTTCTTCAATATTCTGTATCTGTTTTGTGAGTTATTAAACGGTGTTCCTCCTAACATTCGAGCAGGTCTCAAGCCAAAGTTACCACTTTGATTTGCCATAGTTTTTACTCCTTGTTATAAGTTTAAGTTTAATAACCCGATGGCTTTTACTAAAAAATTATTTCTTAGTGCTACCACCGAAGGTTACTCGAGATTGCCTTTCAATATTGATTGGCATCTCAGGTCGTTGTTCCTTCATAAGATCCTGGTCAACCGCATCCATTTGTCCTTTAGTTTTTGTTCTAAAGTAATCCTTTCGCGATTCCACAATCTCTTCCGGTATCCTTGCCAACACAAGGCCTCCTACGCCTACTATACCCGCATTTTTTCCTTCTGAGACGACTGGATAATCATTAGGACCGATTTGTTTTTCTAACTCATCTGCTCTAACAAGTTCCCAACCTTCTCTAAGTTTTTTTGACATGTTCCCAGTATCCTGGAATCCCATTGTCTCTGCTCTCAGCCATCGGTGTTTAAACCCTGCTGGAGGTGGCGGTGCATCTAAGCTGCTTGGAGGAGTCCACGGTTTTTTCCTAATTTCCTTGGATCTAACCTCTGACTCGCGCGATGTAGTTTTTAGTTCTTTGTTCATATTATCTCCTTATTTAACGTACTTCGCGTAATCCTCTGGTGACACCCCTAATCTTCTAGCAACAGCCAGCTGTGACTTGGTGAGTTTCACAGTTTTGCGTCCAGATTGATTGCGCTGTGCGGAAGCAACGGTTTGGACGGGTTTCCTTTGCTCCGTAGGTTTATTTTCCTCAACAGAAAACTTACCCGGGAAATACTCTTTCAAGCGTCTATTAAGTTCATTATAGTACATTTCTGAGTCTCCCACAATACCCTCACTCTTGATTTTTTTATCTAGTGCGAATGCAGCATCCGTCATGACTTCATCGTCACCAAACCAAGGGTTTTCTTCAGCCCAAGCCTGTGCTTTTGCCGAAGGTTGTAAAGGTTGTGTGTTCTGCGGTTGATTTTCTACTGGTTGAGAAATTTGTTGTGCTTTATAAGATTCTTCCTTTTCCTGTCTAAGAATCTTAGCGTTATTGACTTTTTCTCTATCAATAGCGACACGAATTAGTTTTTGATTTGCTTTTGCAATTGCAGATCCATCTTGTTCTTGAATAGCTCTATCTAGTTCTTGTTGAGCAGACAGTTCATCTGAAGTTACTCTTGCTTCGTATTCTTTTAAATAGTCAGCTTCCACTTTTGGAAATTTAGATCTAATTTCATCTAGTTCTCTTTTTGCTGCTCTTGCAAAATCTAAAGCTGCATCACGATCTCGTTCTGCAAACTTTCTTTTTTTTGTAAGTTCTGTAATTCTTTCTTGAACTCCTTTAGAATATTTATCTAAATCGTCTTTTGGTTTTTTTATTTCTTCTGTAGTTTCCTCTGCTAGTTCAACTTGAATTTTATCGTCTTTGTGTTGATTAACAGCTGTACCTTCAGGTTCTACTTCACCAGAATATATTTTAGGTTCTGTAGATTCTTCTTGTTTTTGTTCTATCGTTACTTCTTGGTCTTGTAGACCATCTGTATCTAATTCAACTTCTTGTTGATTTAGTGCTCCTGTTTCTAACATATCTTAACTCCTTAATACGTATGCAGTATATCCTCTGGATTACTGATTGTTGCGATGATTTCATCATCGTTTAAAATACGCACTTCGCCACCATCAATTTTAAAACGGCTTCCTGCATATCTGCCAAAGATGATCCAATCGTTAACTTTACACCATGGACCTTCCGGGTAACGGTCTTTGTCTTTGTAGCAAAGATCACCCATCTTCAAGACTAAACCACAAACGGTTGTCATCTGAATTCTTTCTGAGGTAACATCTGAATAAATAATTCCTCCTTTAGTTTTTTTAGGTCCCGTATAAGGCAGCACTAAAATTCTCCATCCGGTTGGAGACGGTAATTTATCTAGTCCAGATTTATCTAATGAATTTTTATCGAGATAAAGTTTTTCAATCTCTTCTTTTGATTTGTAAGCGTTAAGTAGTCCTTCTTTTCTTGCGGGTACTTCTTCGTTTCTATTCTCCTGCGCCTCTGGCGTTGTCGTCATTGTCTAGCTCCTGTTTCTTCAGCAAGTCCTTAAGATCTTGTTGCAGATCATTTAATGATCTGATTTGTCCAATTATATACTTATAGGTATCCCAATTGTCAACACCGAATGTGACTTTATCGGTTAGTATTTCTTTTCGTTTATCTAAACGTTTGCTTATTGCTTTTAAAGTATCGTAATCCACTACTTACGCTTTATCAGATCTGTTGCCTTAAGTCCATAAACAGATGCAATTACTCCTACAAAAATAGTCTGGTACCAGAAAGGAAGATCGGAGAAATATTGGAAGAAAAGCTGCATTTTGTTCCAATATTTCTCCGAT